AAATCTTTAAATTATAAATAAATATAGATTATACACAAAGATCTAAAATGTCCGTTGGTAGCAATTTACAAGAAATGGAAAACGTAGTAACCAAAGGAGCTGCTCAAGCTGAACCAATGCAAAAGTTGTCCACTGGAATTGCTCCTGGACAAACTGGTGCATGGGAAGATTTGGGTGGACCTACTCCAGAAAATTATCGCACAGATGATAATTCAGCAAAACTGAATACTCCTGGTGCGACTCTTCAACAAGTCAAAAATGTTGTTAATGCTAAGGCTGCAGCAGCACAACCTATGCAGGGACTTGCAAAAGAAGATGCCGAGTATGATGAAGATGAGGCACTTTTAGAAGCTTCCGAGAGTGAAGATGAAGAAGATGAAGAAGATGAAGAAGATGAAGATGAAGATGAAGAGGGAGATGATCAAAACGGGGGTAAGGGAGGTAAAAAAGGTAAAATGAAAAATGAAGAGTTTGACATCGAAGAAGATGTCAATGCACTTCTTGCTGGTGAAGAGCTTTCTGAGGAATTCCAAGAGAAAGCACGTACCATCTTTGAAACTGCTATCAGATCGAAAGTATCTGAAATCAAAGAGCAGATTCAAGAAAGTTATGAAAATGCACTCATCGAAGAAGTTGAAATTATTAAGCAAGGACTCATTGAAAGAGTTGATGCTTATCTTGAGTATGTTGCAGATGAGTGGGTTTCAGAAAATGCACTTGCTATTGAAGCAGGTCTTAAGACTGAAATGACCGAATCATTCCTTGAAGGAATGAAGAGTCTTTTTGAAGATCATTATGTATCAATCCCTGAAGAGAAATATGATGTAATCGAGAGTATGGTAGATAAACTTGATGAAATGGAAGAAAAACTCAACGAGCAAATCGAAAAGAATGTTGCTCTTAATAACAGATTAGCGGAGTCGGTTGCTGATGTAATCTTTGGAGATGTCTCTGAGGGTCTTGCACTTTCTCAGAAGGACAAACTCGCTTCTCTTGCTGAAAATGTTGAGTTTGATAGTGAAGCAAACTATCGTGAGAAACTGGTAACTTTGAGGGAATCTTATTTCCCATCCAATACTAGTACTCCAAGAGAAGTCACTGAGAATTTATCTGAAGAAGTAGAATATTCCAATGCTCCACAAATTAGTGGTGCTATGGAAAGATACCTCTCAGTTCTCAGCAGAACTATTAAGTGATTTTTAAATCATAATCAAATCAAACTAACACATTTTAACTAGAGGTAAAAACAAATGCAGATGTTCAATGCAGAATATTTGCAGGAGAAGTGGGCACCAATCCTGGACTATCAGGGACTTGATACTATCAAGGATTCTCATCGTAGAATGGTTACCGCTGTCCTGCTCGAAAACCAAGAAAAAACTATCCGCGAAGAGCGTGAGTTTCTTTCCGAAAGCGTTCCAACTAACAGCACATACTCTGGTACTGGTAATCCCGGTTTTGGTGGTAATGCATCTTCACCTGTTGCAGGTTTCGATCCAGTTCTGATCTCATTGATCAGACGTTCAATGCCAAACTTGGTCGCTTATGACCTCGCAGGTGTTCAACCAATGAACGGTCCTACCGGACTTATCTTTGCAATGCGTTCACGTTACAAGACTCAACTTGGTACTGAAGCATTCTACAACGAAGTAGATTCCGCGTTCTCCGGTCAAGGTTCAACCTTTACTGAAACTGAAGGATGGACTAGTGGTGCAGTTGGTCTTGGTACTACTGCTCAAACTGGTTCAAACCCAGGTCTTCTTGATGCTGCTGGAACTAATCCATCACTTTATAACGTTGGTCAAGGTATGCGTACCGATAACGCAGAAAACCTTGGTACTAACGATGGTGGTCAGTTCAACGAGATGTCTTTCTCAATCGAGAAAATCACTGTTACTGCAAAATCCCGTGCTTTGAAAGCTGAGTATTCACTAGAACTCGCTCAAGACCTCAAGGCAATTCACGGTCTGAATGCAGAAGCTGAGTTGGCAAATCTTCTGTCAACTGAGATTCTTGCAGAAATCAACCGTGAAGTCATTCGTACCATCTATAACGTTGCTAAGCCTGGTGCTCAGACTAACGTTGCTACCGCTGGTACTTTTGACCTTGACGTTGACTCCAACGGTCGTTGGTCTGTTGAGAAGTTCAAAGGTCTTATTTTCCAAATCGAGCGCGATGCTAACGCAATTGCACAACAAACTCGTAGAGGAAAGGGTAACATGATCCTCTGCTCTGCTGACGTTGCTTCGGCACTCACAATGGCAGGTGTTCTTGATTACACCCCAGCACTCAACGCTAACCTTAACGTTGATGACACTGGCAATACCTTCGCTGGTATTCTTCAAGGTAAGTACAAGGTTTATATCGACCCATATGCTGGTGGTTTCACAAACTCCAACGTAACTGGTGGTCAGTATTATGTTGTCGGTTATAAGGGTTCTTCCCCTTATGATGCTGGTCTCTTCTACTGTCCTTATGTTCCTCTCCAAATGGTTCGTGCCGTTGGCGAGAACACTTTCCAACCAAAAATTGGATTTAAGACTCGTTACGGTATTGTTGCTAACCCATTCGCTAAGGGCGCAGATACTGCTAACCCTGGTGTTCTTGAGAGAAACACAAACGTATACTACAGAAGAGTTGCGGTTCAAAACCTTATGTGAGTCTTTCTCACAAATTTCTGGGGATCCTTCGGGGTCCCTTTTTTTGTCTAAATACAAATAAAAAATTATGGCTTCGCCGTTTGCAAACCAAATACAAAATAGAAATTTTCTTTCACAAGTTGGATTTAAGTTTACTCTAGCAAAAGAACCTAAAGTTGCATTTATGTGCAATTCTGCAAGAATTCCAGAAATTACTTTGGGAGTTGCTAAGCAACCAACATATCTAAAGATGATTGATGTTCCTGGGGAAATTTTGACCTATGGAGATTTGACATTAAAATTTCTTGTTGATGAGAACATGGAAAATTACATGGCGATCCATAATTGGTTAACTGGATTAGGATTTCCAGAAACTGCAGAACAATACCAAAATTTAACTACAGATGATCAGGGAATAAGAGACTCAAAGGAAGCATTTAGTGATGGTAGTTTATCGATATTAAATAGCAATTATAGAAGTATTGCTACAGTAAAATTTAGAGATTTATTTCCAGTATCTTTATCATCACTAGAATTTGATGCCACTCCAGCAGATGTTGTATATCTTACCGCACAAGTTACCTTTAAATACACAATTTATGATATACTAGGAACAAATGGAAAACCCTTATGAACCTTGACGAAATTCAGGAAATGTGGCAGAGAGATTCTGTTATAGATCCTGACAACTTACATGACGAATCTTTAAAAATTCCACAGTTACATTCAAAATATTACACCATCTACAATACAACAACTCTTCTTCGTGAGAAAGCACGAGAAACCTACAATAGAGTGCGCCTAGAACGATACAATTACTACACAGGAAAGGCACCAGCGGAGGTTTATGTAGAGGAACCATTTCCGTATAAGGTAAGAGAGAAGGATGCCATACAGAGGTATATGGACGCCGATGAGAGATTGAATAAAATAGATCTTAAAATAAGATACTATGACATTATACTTAAGTTCTTAGAAGAAATTATCAAAACAGTTTCTAATAGAACTTACCAAATTAAAAATAGTATAGAGTTTATGAAATTCGTTTCTGGATACAATTAATTAAGGAGGCAGAAATGCCTCTTTTTTATTGGCAATAAATACTTACAACTTAGATTAAATCATGTCACACTTGATTATAGAAAAAAAGAATGAAGTATATTTGCATATTACTGCGGAACCTCATATCTATTATGAATTAAGAGACGCATTTCAATTTGAAGTTCCAAATGCTAAGTTTTCCCCATCTTATAAAAATAAATGGTGGAATGGTTGCATATATTTGTTTAATGTGGATACAAGAGAAATTTATATTGGACTCTTAGACAGAATTATCAGGTTTTGTGAGGACCACAATTACACTTATGAGTTCGCGAACAATAAGTTCTATGGACTTCCCTTTGAGATCAATGACGGAATCTCAAAGGAAGGTGTGAAAGATTATATGACGGCTATCAGTAGACACGTCCCACGCGACTATCAAGTTGAGGGAGTATACGACGCTTTAAGACATAATAGAAAATTATTGATATCTCCAACTGCTTCTGGAAAGTCGTTGATGATATATTCTGTTGTGAGATATTATGTTGAGAAACAACAAAATATTCTGATAGTTGTTCCAACGACTTCGCTTGTAGAACAAATGTATAAAGATTTTGCAGATTATGGATGGGATGTTGGTTCATTTTGCCACAAGATCTATGCTGGTAAGGAACGAGAAACTGATTCCCAAGTTATTATTACTACCTGGCAAAGTATTTACAAATTACCTAAGCAGTATTTTTCCAGATTTAATGTAGTCGTAGGGGATGAAGCACACCAATTTAAATCCAAGTCATTAATATCTATAATGACGAAACTTTGTGATGCAAAATATCGTTTTGGATTTACTGGAACACTAGATGGAAGTCAAACTCACAAGTGGGTATTGGAAGGATTGTTTGGACCTTCATATAAGATTATTAATACTGATGAACTGATGCAAAAAGGTCATCTTGCCAAATTAGATATCAAAATACTTCTACTGAAGCACCCACCGAATCGTTTTGATATTTTTGAAGATGAAATTCAGTATCTTATCACTCACCAAAAACGAAATAACTTTATTAAAAATCTTACATTAGATTTAAGAGGAAATACTCTTGTTCTATTTTCAAGAGTCGAAGGTCATGGTCAACCTTTATACAATCTCATAAATACTAGCAAGGTTGATGATCGCCATGTTTTCTTCATTCATGGTGGTGTGGAAACTGAGGAAAGAGAGAGGGTTAGAGAAATAACAGAGAAGGAATCAAACGCAATTATTGTGGCATCTTATGGTACTTTTTCTACCGGTATTAATATTCGTAACTTACATAATGTTGTGTTTGCGTCACCATCGAAATCGAGAATTAGAAATCTTCAATCTATCGGCAGAGTCCTTAGAAAGGGCGAAAACAAAGTAAAAGCAACTTTATATGACATTGCCGATGATATTAGTTATAAGTCAAGAAAAAATTATACACTCAACCATCTAATAGAAAGAATTAAAATCTATAATGAAGAAAACTTCAATTACGATATTGTAAACATACCGCTAAAGAAATGATGGGAGAAGAGTTTTATTGCAGTCTAAAATTAGTATCGGGAGAGGAAATATTCTCACTTATCATGGTAGATGAGAATGATGGAGATCCTATTATAATTTTGCAGAATCCAGTTATAATGAAAATGCAACAAACTACTAATGGAATTATTTTAAAGATAAAACCATGGATGGAAGTACCTAATGATGATTTTTACTTTATTAAATTCGATAAGATTATTACAATGACTGAAGTTACTGATAATATTGCAATTAGGTATTATGAAAAATATCTTAATGATGAACCGTTGGAGAGTGATTCAAATGGCAAAGTTAATCTAACAAATAAAATGGGATATATCTCTTCAGTAGAAGATGCTCGTAATAATCTGGAAAAGATCTTTAAAGGCCTTTAATTAAAGCTAAACTCTCATCTTCAAAGGCGACAAACCTAGTCTACACAATATTTGAGTAGTTGTCAAGCCCCCTTAAACTGTGGTATAATAAGGATAACTTATAAAACTTAATAAGAAAATTTCATGTCCAAGAAAAAATCAGAACATTATGTCAATAATAAAGAATTTTTAGAAGCAATTACGGTTTATCGTGATAAAGTTGCTTTTGCTAAAGAAAATGGATTGACAAAACCAAGGATCCCAGACTATATTGGTGGTTGCTTCCTGAAGATCGCCACTCATCTTTCATATAAACCGAATTTCGTCAATTATATGTTTAGGGATGATATGATTTCTGATGGTATTGAAAATTGTGTTCAATATATTCACAATTTTAATCCTGAAAGATCTCAGAATCCTTTTGCATATTTTACTCAGATTATTCACTTTGCATTTTTGAGAAGAATTCAAAAGGAAAAGAAACAACTTGAAATTAAGAATAAAATTATTGAGAGAACTGGTTTTGATGAGGTTATGATGATTGACGACAACTTGCTTTCTGGTAACAATTCGGAGTACAATAGCATGAAGGACGCCATCCAATATAGAAACAACAACCGATGAAAAATGCTCCAAAGTG